AAAAATAAATTAGTTACTGATGCAGGTAAAAGTGATCTTGACGATGCCATTTATTATTTATCAGGATTAAAAACTGCTACTTCAAATAGTTCAATTACAGAAGCAACAAGAGAAACCATAAAAGCTTTGACAAAATTTAAAGTTACTAGAGCACCAGGTAGTGATCAATTTAAAGAAGTAAATAAAATTATTGGTAAAATAGATGCTGATCAAGCAATATTAAAACAGAACAAAGTTTTTTATCAAAATGAAACTAATTACACATTGCAGGGTGGTAAAAATTATAGAGAGACAGTATTTAGATTAGATGAAGATATTCCTGGTAATAGACAACTTAGAAACCCGGCTGGTCATTTTTCTGATGCAGGTGACAACCAAATCTATCATGTAAGATATGATACAAGAACTTTACCAGATGGTAAGAAAGCTTTTTTAATACATGAAATACAATCTGATGCTAATCAAAGTATTGCCAAAACATTATCTAAAGCAGAACAACTTGGTGGAGTAAAAAGAGTTAATCCTTTTCAAGCTGATCTAGAAATGAATCTATTATCAAACAGCAGATCAAATTTATTAGCACAAATAGATGATGCGGTTTCTAAAGGAGATACAATCGCTGTTAGAAGATTGTCAAGTGAATTAGAAGATGTGAACAGAAAGATACAAGCAACATTTACTAGAGCTTCTGGAAAATCAGATTATTTCCCTATGGTAGAGGCAGATCAATATGGTGATCATGCATTAAAATTTTTGATTAACAAAGCTACAAGAGAAGGTGTTGATTATGTTGCCGTTGCCCCTTTTGACAAATTAAGTTTTAGACAAGGGTACAAAGCGGGTAATGAAAGATTTTATGGTTATGCATCCGGTAAGGGCATAGGTAAAAAAGGAACTGCAGTGATGCCAGATCTTATGAAAAAAGTTGCAAGGTTCTATGATTCAAAAGCAGGACCAATAAAAATATCTCTATCAGATCCTAAACTTCCTTATAAAAAAATTGAAACTAATAAATTTCAATATCCTGAGAAAATGGGAAGTAAAAAGATAACTAGTAAATATCACATTGATGCAGTGGCTAATCCAAAATCAGGATACAAGCGAATGTTTGCTGATGATCCGAACTTGTATTTTGATGCATTTGCAGTTAAGGTGGGTCCTTTAATGAAATATACACAAAAAACCTACAAAGCACTGGGAGGGCTTGTAGTGGATATGTTTAAACCCATAAGGTACAATAGACCATGGCTATAGAAAATAATAATCCAACAGAGGAAGAAGTATTAGAACAACCAGAAGGTTTACCACCAGAAGTTATGGTAGAGGGAGAAGAAGAAGCTCCTGAAAGACCTCAGGATGATTTTAACGCAAATTTAGCTGATGAGATGAGTGACCAAACACTCAGTGCTATGGCTAATGAATTAATTCAAGAATACAAAAAAGATAAATTATCAAGAAAAGAATGGGAAGAGGCATACATAAAAGGTTTAGATTTATTAGGCACAAAGTATCAAGAAGTTACAAAACCATTCAAAGGTGCATCTGGTGTTACTCACCCCTTACTTGCTGAATCAGTTACTCAGTTTCAAGCACAAGCATATAAAGAATTAATACCATCAGATGGTCCTGTAAGAACAAAAATTGTAGGACTACAAACTCCTATGGTGGAGCAACAAGCAGATCGAGTCAAAGAATATATGAATTATCTCCTTATGGAAGAGATGGAAGAATATACAACAGACATGGATCAAATGTTATTTTATTTACCACTATCTGGATCTACATTTAAAAAGGTTTATTACGATGAAATGCTAGGTAGACCTGTATCTAAATTTATCCCTGCAGAAGATTTAGTAGTTCCCTATTATGCATCAGATCTCAAAGATTGTGAGAGAATTACACACGTAGTTAAAATGACAGAAAACGATGTCATTAAAAAACAAGCAGGTGGTTTTTATAGAGACATAGAATTACCACAACAAACTTCACAACCTGATCAAGTCCAAAACAAAGTAAATGAATTACAGGGTGTTAAAAAAAATGAGTCTGATTATTTACACACTATTCTAGAAATGCATGTTGATTTAAATTTAGATGACTTTGAAAAATTTGATGACAAAGCAAAAAAAATAAAAATTCCTTACATTGTTACCATTGATGAAGGTTCAAGTGAAATATTATCAATCTACAGAAATTATAAACCAAATGATATTACGTATCAAAGAATAGAATATTTTGTACATTACAAATTTTTACCAGGTTTAGGTTTTTATGGCTTTGGTTTGACTCATATGATCGGTGGTTTATCAAGAGCAGCAACACAAGCATTAAGACAATTGATTGATGCAGGTACTTTAAAAAATCTACCAGCAGGTTTTAAGTCTAGAGGCATCAGAGTTAGAGATGATGATCAACCGATTCAACCTGGAGAGTTCAGAGATGTTGATGCACCGGGTGGAAATATTAAAGATCAGTTTTTTTCATTGCCGTTTACAGAGCCAAGTGTAACTTTATACAATCTTTTGGGTTTTGTTGTACAAGCAGGACAAAAATTTGCAGCCATAACAGACACAAATATTGGCAATGATGCTCAAAACAGAGCAGTTGGCACAACAGTTGCTTTAATGGAGCGTGGAAGTCGAGTGATGAGTGGTGTTCATAAGCGTTGTTACTATGCAATGAGGCTTGAATTTAAGATTTTGGCGAGAATTTGTTCACAATCACTGCCACAAGAGTATCCTTATGATGTTTATGGTGGCCCAAGACAGATAAAATCAGCAGATTTTGATGAAAAAGTAGATATTTTACCAGTTGCTGACCCAAATATTATGTCTATGGCTCAAAGAGTGACTCTTGCACAGACACAATTGCAAATTGCTCAAACAAATCCACAAATTCACAACATTCACGAGGCATACAGACGTGTTTATGAGGCTTTAGGATCAAAACAGATAGAAGCATTGCTTAAACCTGCACCAAAACAACCCGAACCAATGGATCCTGCTAAAGAAAACGCAAGAGCATTACAAATGAAGCTATTAACTGCGTTTGAATTCCAAGATCATGATGCTCACATAGCTGCACATAGTGCATTTATACAATCTAGAATGGTTCAAATTAATCCAATGGTATATGCTAACTTACAATCACATATATCAGATCATATTTCATTCAAAGCAAGAGCAGAAGTCACAGAACAGTTTCAACAAGACCCTAATTTGATGCAAATAGCACAAACGGATCCTGAACAATATCAAATTGTTTTTGATAGAGCAGTTGCAACTGCAGTTGCTGAAATTACTGAGAGTTTAGTAATGGCAGAGATGAAAGCAAGACAAGGACAACAAGATCCATTAGTAAGATTAAAACAACAAGAGATTGATTTAAGAGCATTAGATATGCAACGTAAGGAAAGAGAAACTCAATTCAAAGCAGATCAACAAAATGCTAGAGAACAAGATAAATTACAATTTGATTACGACAGATTAGCTGTTCAAGATCAACAATCAGATGAAAGGTTAGAAATTGCAAAACAAAAAATTGAGAAGAAATAACGAGGAAGGATTAAGTGGCGGAATTCGTAAAGGGCCACCACCTGAAAGAGGCTTCAACCCACAAGGTCTCAAAACAGGAGGGTGTCCACATAGAGAATCTGGAGCTAAGTCCGAAATTAAAGGTATCAAAGATATCCAACTTACAGGTAAAAAATTCATCGGATTACGATAATCTTGATGATCAAGGAAAAATTGTTTTTCTTGCTGGAGTTTTTGACGGTGAAGGTAGTTTTGGTTTATGGTCTAAATTAAAAAGACAGAGATATCTAGCCTGTCAAGTAGAAACAGCTGACAGAGACATGGTTGAAAGATTTTACAAATTTTTTGGTGGTTGTATGTATTTGTGCAAAAAAAGACAATCACATCACAAAGATACTTGGCGATGGCGCATCAATGGCTTAGGGGCTTTGCAATCTTTAAATAAGATGATAAGTTATATGTGTAAACGAAGACAGGAGAAATTTAACAATGTGGTTCAGTGCCTTAAAATTAGCAATTAGTACAGGAAGTAAAATTTACGCTAACAAGCAGAAGACGAAGATGGCAATGTCAGAGGCACAACTCTTACATGCTGACCGTATGGCTCGTGGTGAGGAGCAGTACCAAGGAAAACTTTTAGAAGCCCGACAATCAGACTGGAAGGATGAGGCAGTTTTGATAATTCTCAGTTTGCCCGTGGTGGTGTTGGCCTACGCAGTTATATCAGATGACCCGACTGCGATGGACAAGGTAAAATTATTTTTTGATATGTTCTCACAGCTCCCGTCATGGTTCACCAATTTGTGGATCC